TAGTCTTCGATTACGATTTTAACAAGTTAGCATTACTTGATTTTTGGAATCAAAATCGAGACAACAGCCAACCCTATAGCGACAAACGATTTGGTAAGTTTGTTATGAACAACTGGCGTATACTCAAGGACATAGAAATAGAGTATGCAAATATATTATGCAAATATTTTAATATAGATGCTGATCCAAAGTTTTATGTATTAAAAGCAAATACAGCACTACTTCCACATATCGATCAAGATACAACTTGCAGCATTAACTTTTTACTAAGTGATGGTGCTGCTCCGGTGCGTTTTGGTAATAACGAATATTATTACACTACAGCATTATTAAACACAACCCGCAAACATTCAGTTGACAAATATCCAACTGACCGTGTATTGTTTAAGCTAAGTATTAAGTATGAGGATTTTGATATAGTTAAACAAAAAATACTAAATACTATATCAAGGAGTTAATATGGGCGGCAATGTTTTTAAAACAGATGAAGGACCACTAACACAGCGTATTTCTACTGCTGATGTGCATCCAACTATTCAGTTTATAGAAAAAATCACAGGTTTAACATTTGACGAGGAAGACTGGTTAGGCACAACCGGTAAGAAAAATCACCCAGACGGCTCTTTTGAAAAGAACAGTTCTGGAGACTTAGATCTAAACACAGATGCAAACAAAGTAAGCAAAGAACAATTGATTGCTAAACTAAGTGCATGGCTTAAGAGTCAAGGTGTTCCAGAAGATCAGATAATGAATCGCGGTCGCACATTTACAGGCGGCTGGATTCACGATGCAGGTGATCAAGTTCACTTTCGTACTCCTATACAAAATGGCGCAGGTTTCGTTCAAACTGACTTTATGTTTACAAACAACCCTGACTTCCAGCGTGGAGCAAAGCGTGGCGGTACAGCACAATACAGCGGTAAAGACAGAGCAGTTCTGTTGTCTAGTATTGCAAGAGGCAGAGGCTATAAGTTTAGTCCTAAATTTGGTTTACAAAATCCTGAAACAAATGAATTGGTTTCCAATGATTGGAATCAAATCGCAGAGTTATTGTTGGGATCAGGGGCTAAAGAAGCAGATACGCATACAGTAGAAACTATAATCAAAAAACTTAGAGGCGATCCAGATTTTGATATGTTGACTGCAAAAGCAGCAGAGGATTTTGCCAAAGATGGTAAAGAACTACCAGAAAGTGTAATCACACTAGCAGATAAAAATCACAATCGCATTGTAGAACTATTAAAGGCAATGAGATGAGATATAGTGACTTTAAACTAGTAGAAGCAAAGCAGCTCGGTCGTGCATTTAATCACTTAGAAGACCTAGTATTCTTTTATGGCAGCGACGGAACTATTGAAGCATTAGAACATCTCAAAGATGTTGCTACCGATAGTGGTAGTAGTAGCATACGTATGAAATGGGACGGCAATCCACAAATATATTGGGGTAGAGAACGCAAGGGCGGCCCGCTTATACTTGCAGGACACAACGCATGGAGTAAGGGTGTAGCTGCTACTAGTAAAGAAGAAGTAGCAGACTTTATATCCAACAAAAGTGGCAATCCTAAGACACCAGAAGAAAAAGCAGCAAGAAGCGAGTTTGCACAAAAGTTTGCAAGTATGTATGATTATTTTGATAGAGCTACTCCACAAGACTTTGTAGGATTTGTATATGCTGATGGTTTATTTTTAGATCCGCCTGTAGAAAAAGATGGTGTATACACATTCTGTCCAAATCCAAAATCGCAAACTTGTTATCATGTACGTGCAAACAGTGAACTTGGTAAGCGTATAGATCGTGCTGATATTATGGTAGTTGGTCATGCGTTCTTCCCACAGTTTGGTATGTCAGACAGTAGTCAACAGCCTATGCAAGACTTTAGTATGTTTGATAACGATCCTAGTATAGTTGTACTAGGACCAGTATATAATGACAAACCAGTGCAAGTTGATACTAGTGCTATTGACAAAGTGGAAAACTTTGTTTCACAAAATAAAGCAGCTATTGACGGATTTTTAGCAGGTGTTCCAGGGCTTGCAGACTTAAAGAATATTATTTACACATATGTTAATCAAACTGCAAAAGCTAAACGCTTGGATAGTTTAAGTGCAGAAGACTTTTCAAACTGGTTGCAAAACAGTAAGGTTAGTACAGGTAAACAAGCAAAGATTGCAGAGTTGGATTTACAGTTCAAAGGTGCAACCAGTGCAATATTTGAACTAGTAAAAATGATACAACGTATGAAAGACAAAGTTATTGATCAAGTAGAAGGTGAACAAGGTGACATTTGGGATTCAAATGGCGAAGGCAGAGTAAGATATGCTGATCCTAATAAAAAGTTTGGCAACGTAAAACTTGTACCAAGAAAAAGGTGGACACCGTCATGAGACTAAGACAACTATTTGAAGCACCAGGCGAAACTGTAGGACTTATATTTGGAAGATTCAATCCTCCACACAAAGGTCACAAAAATGCATGGAAAATGTCCAGTCAAGAAACACATTGGTATGTAGGCACTAATCAAAGCACAGTTGGTCCTAAAGATCCATTGCCAGCGCAAGCAAAAGTTGTTGCAATGGAAACTATTTGGCCTGAAGTAAAAGGACATATTGTATTCAGCCAAAGTTGGCTAACACTTACTAGTGAGCTATATGCAAAGCATCCTGATGCTACATTAAAACTTTACACAGACGAAGCATGGGTTCCTAAAACTATACAGCAGTATAATGGTGCAGAAGGCCCGCATGGTAGTTACAACTTCAAAGACATAGAATGGGTTAAGCCGCCAAGACTTGCAAGTGCAACAGATCTACGTGCAGCAGTGTTAAATGATGATCCAGAAGCATTTGGCAAAGCAGCAGGCGTTCCTGCTGATACTATAGTTGATATTCCAGGCGAGAATGTAACATTCTTTGATCTAGTTAAAAAGTATTTAGATCCACACAGAGAAAAACTTCTTGCTAAAAAATAAAATCTATAGTATACTATAAGAATGTACAAATGTTATTTCCTATTAGACAATATTCGAGAATCACCATATGAGTCAATCTCTATAAATTTACCTATTAAAAAAGGTCACTCAATGTCGCTAGACTATTTACTAGGACATTTTGACGATTTTAACTACAGAAACTTTTTCCATATAAATCGAATAGAACTATTAGATACACAAACACCAAAGTTTATCATTAATGTAATTCATATGCCCAACTGGGCAGATACAAATCTATCAGAAGATGGCATTAATTTATTAAAGAATGATCCTAGTGTTTATTTGTGCTTAGTAACTACATTCGAAGGTGTATTAGATACAAAGAAAGTAGCAAATGAGTTAAACAGTAAAGAAATACCATTACACAAGGTTGTTGTTATGACTAGTAATACTCCGTCTCACGGAAATAAACTAGACGGTGTAAACTATATTTGTGTTAACTTTTGGGAAAGTATTACTAGACTTCATCATCAAACATTGCCTGATATTAGTGTAACTACACCTAACGAACTTTCAATAAATACGGCAGAAAAAAAGTTTTTGTGTTTGAATAGAAATATAAAGCCTCATCGTATATGGTTAATGTACAGTCTATTGCGTAGTAACATAATCAATGAAGGACATGTAAGTTTTAACCTTCCTAGTGTTGATCGTAGAGATTTTTATGTGTGTTCTAGATCGCATCATACACTAAAACGTATTCCAGAATCTCTACACAGCGATTACAAAATGGCATTGGTTAGAGAAATGTATAATCGCAAACTAGATCCGTTGAGCAGCAACCATGTAATAAACTATAACTCTAGTATCAAGTCTTACTACAATGACAGTCTAATGAGTGTAATAACCGAAAGTGATACCAATCTTAACTTTATTACAGAAAAAACTTACAAGGCTATAATGAATCTTCATCCGTTTTTTATTGTTGGCAATCCTGATCAACATGCATTACTTCGAGCTAGAGGCTATCATACTTTTGAAGGACTGTTTGGAGTTGATCAGATTACCAACTATACAGAAGCACTTGCAATGTGGAAACACATTGGTAGTAAAGATATAGATGTATTAAAACAAAACATCAAGAAAAAATATTTAGATAAATTAATACATAACCAACAGTTATTCCTTTCACGTAAGATTAGTTGGAATGACATAACAGACAATCTTATAACAGCAGTAGGTGATACTTGATCAAAAACTTTAAAAAACATTTTTGCATGGCGCCATGGACACACATGAGCGTATGGCAAAACGGTGATGCATATCCTTGCTGTATATACCATTGGGATATGCCTATTGGTAATATAAACGAAGCAGGATTTAAAGGTGCTTGGAACAGTGAAAAGATGCGTGACTTGCGTATGCGTATGTTAAACAACCAACCAAGCGAAGGATGCAAAAAGTGTATCAACTATGACGATCAGGGTATTATTAGTTATAGACACAAGTTTAACACTGAGTATGATCATCATTACGACCTAGTAGAAACAACCAGCGACGATGGTAGTGTAGAACAGATGAACCTTGCTTACTTTGATGTAAGGTTTAGTAATCTATGCAATATGAAATGCCGTAGTTGTGGTCCTCATTTTAGTAGCAAGTGGGCAGAAGATATTTCAGGTAAGCCCGAAGTTGTAGAAATCAATCATCCAGAGATGTGGGATGAGATTGAAGAGATGCTGCCTACTATTGAAGAAGTTTATTTTACTGGCGGCGAAAGCCTGTTTATGGAGCAGCACTACAGACTGCTGGATATGCTTATAGAGCGTGGACTCAAACCGAGATTAACATACAACAGTAACGCTAGTAGACTAAGCCTCAAAGGAAAACACATAAAGGATTATTGGCAGCATTTTGATAAGATATTCTTTTGTGTAAGTTGCGATCAAATAGGTACCAAAGCTGAATACACACGAGCTGGCCAAAAGTGGAGTACAGTATTTGATAACTTGTGTTGGATACGTGATAACTTTGAACACAGTTATGATAAAGGTGTAGTAATACAACCTAATCCTACTATCAGTGTGCTAAACATATTAGACTTGCGTAAGATTATCAACTTCTTGTTTGAACATAATATTCCAACAGACTATGATATCAATCTAAGTAATGTGCTAGTTGGACCTGACTGGCTTAGTATTACAATACTACCCGAACATATAAAACAACTGGCTAAAGAAAATATACTGTTATTAAAAGAAGATATCAACAAGTTAGAAATGTATCCGCAGCGCAAAGAGTTTTTACATACAGGACTAGACAATATCATAAACTTCATGTATAGTAAAGATGACAGTCATTTGATTCCTGCATTTAGGAATGAGATGCAGAAGATAGATTTAAAACGCAAAGAAAACTTTCTTAGCGTATTTCCAGAACTAAAGGACTTGTATGTCTGAACAACTTAAAAACAGCAAACATTTTTGCATGATGCCGTGGACGCACATGCACTTGTGGCCTGCTGGTACAACATATCCTTGTTGTATGAGCGACCCAGAGTTTCCTATTGGAAATACACAGGAGCAAAGTTTGCAGGAAATATGGAATGGCAAGGAACTACGTAATATACGTATGAACATGCTACAAGATAAACCAAGCAAAGAATGTAGACGTTGTTACGAACTAGAAGAAAATGGCATGAGTACATTACGTACTGGTAGTATTGGAAACTATGCACATCATTGGGACAAAGTTGAAGCAACCAGCGATGACGGTAGCGCAGGTGATGTAAACATGGCATACATGGACATACGTTTTAGTAATCTTTGTAATCTCAAATGTCGTAGTTGCGGACCGCAGTTTAGTAGTAGTTGGTTTGAAGACCATAAAGCAATATATGGCAAACTAAATCATCCTAAGATACTGCAAGTACGTGATGAAATGAAAAGTTTTATGGATGAGCTTGATCCACTGTTGGAAAGTGTAGAACGTGTATACTGGGCAGGCGGAGAACCGCTTATTACAAAAGAACATTACAACATACTTGACAAATGGATTGCTATGGACAAACGTGACGTTAGTATGGACTATACTACAAACTTTACACAGATGTATTATAAAAAGAAAACAGCATTTGACTATTGGAACAAGTTTGAAAATGTTAGAGTAGCAGCAAGTTTAGATGCTAATCATGCCAGAGGCGAATACTTGCGTAAGAATATGGTTTGGAGCGAAGTTGTACAAAACAGGCGTACTATGATAGAACAGTGTCCGCATGTGTATTTTGAACTAACACCTACTGTGAGTGTGTACAACGTGCTTAACCTGCCTGACTTCCACAAGGAATGGATTGAAGAAGGCTTGCTAGAGCCTGCTAACATACGTATCAACATACTGTTGGATCCTACATACATGCGTTTGAGTATATTACCTCCGTGGATTAAATCCAAGGTAGTTGAAAGATATCAAGAACATATCGCATACTTAAAACAGTTTGAAGACATTGCAGGTGTTATAAACGATTATGAAAGTATTCTAAACTTTATGGAAAAAGAACGCACGGACGAAATAAAAATGTTTAAGTTTAAAACACAACGTATTGATACTCTAAGACATGAAAACTTATTGGATGTATTTCCAGAACTAGAAGGTATTTGGTAATGGGTTTTTTTGAAAAGAGAGAAGTAGATCCAAACAGAGAAATACCTGTAAAACCAACAGGTACATTAGCTGAAGATAAACACACTGCTACCCTTGCTGCTATTGCAAAGTACAGCAAACCTGTACAAAAGGGTTTGGAAAATCTTGAAATAGAATACAAAGTCAATAGACAGACTAGACTGTGTATGTGTTTGCTGCCAGAATGGGATCCTAGTTTTCCACCTTACAATACAGCAAAACTTGCTAGTGCTGTAAAACGTGCAGGGTATGCCTGTAAAAGTTTTGATATAAATGTAGAAGCCTTTAACAGATTTCACAATGAAAAGTGGCCTATTGATTTTGATCCTTGGGATCCATTGCGTGATTGGCATTGGTTGCCGGAGCATTATTTCAAGGATATTCATCCACACTTAAAACCTACACTAGATGAAAAGATTAACGAGATAGTTGAGTTTGCACCAGATGTAGTTGGCTTTACATTATACTATTGCAACGAAGCACCTACAAAGTATGTAGCTGAACAACTAAAGAAACGTTTGCCCGATGTTACTATAATGGTAGGTGGACCAAGCACTCATGCTAGTTATTACAAAGGTGATGACTTATTTGATTACATTGTAAATGGTGAAGGTGAGCAGCCGTTGTTGCTTGCACTAGCAAGTATAGAAAGCAAACAAGGTATTCAATATACTGAAAAAGAAAAAAGTATGATTATTAGACAACCTGAAAATCAGCGTTATAATCTAAGTACATTGCCACTGCCTGATTACAGCGACTTTGACTTTAGCAAATACAAGTTTCCAAATGGTGCGCTATGTGAAATATCAAGAGGGTGTATAGCCAAATGTACATTCTGTGAGGAAACACACTTTTGGAAATACAGACAACGTAATGCTCTAAGCACACTCAATGAGATTGAACACATGTATTACGAACACGGTACTAATGTATTTTGGTTTATTGATAGCTTGGTGAACGGCAATCTAAATGAACTGCGTGGGTTTGTAAAAGGTGTTGCTGAAAAAGAACTTGACATACATTGGACAGGCTATTGTAGATGCGATGGCAGAATGGATGCCGAATACTACAAAGATCTAAAAGCCGGCGGCTGCGAAGTATTAAACTACGGCATTGAAAGCGGCAGTCAAGTTGTGTTAGATGCTATGGATAAAAAAGTCACAGTGCCAGAAATGGAAGCTAACTTTAGAGACGGATATGCAGCAGGCATTGATGCAATGACCAACTGGATTGTAGGTTATCCTAACGAAGGACAAAAAGAACTTGAGGACACTCTTACTTTTCTGTATAGAGTACGCAATCAAGGACTTATTGCTATTAGTCAAGGTACTGGATTTAGTGTTGGTGTAGATACTATTGTAGGACAAAACTTTGACAAGTTTAATCTGTCACCGTTTTACTATTATGATCATTGGATTACAAAAGATTATAAAATGAGTATTGTACACAAGTTGATACGTATGAAATCTTTTAGTATCTTTACAGACTTGTTGAAAACAGAAAAGGTTTGCAGCAAACCAACCCGTCCTAACTTGGCCAAGTTTCATTATAATATCAAGTTTGATAATCCTGACAACGAGTTTGATATTGAATACGACTATGATGACTTTGATTACAATATTATTAAGCCGGGCATTAGTAACTTTGCTGATAGTTTGGTAAATGAGATTTGGCCATTTTTAAGAATAGTATGGCGTACAAAAGGCGCATACAGACTACATTTAAAGTTTCGCAAGGATTGGGAATATGAAGAATGGGGAGAGCGTAATGCTGCTCCGTTGGATGCCGATTATATATTTAAAATCGACGATGATGGCAAATGGACTGCTAAGTTTAACTGGGATTATCAACAAGATGAATACACTGATTGGGAAGACAAGTATTGGATTGAAAATGGTGCAATGGTAATGAGTCCAGATCCTTCGAGCCCTATTTGGAGTATTATGGATTTTACAAGAGATAATAGTAATGCAGTTATTAGAGCACGTAAACTTGCATGGAAAGGTGACCCAGATAAAAAATCTAAAGATCCGTATAATGCTTACGACTTTGAAAAGTTTAAACAAGACGAAAAAGATTTTATAAGTGTACGCAATATTGATTTTAGTTTTAAATACGAGTGGCAAGGTGAAGGAGACTGGGGTGAGTGATACTTTTTGTATATACCCGTTTATAAATGTACACACCAACACAGACGGTAGATGCAAACTATGTTGTCATGTATACAGTGAAGACTACATTCAAGTGGATGGCGAAGATGCAGTACTTGGTAAAACTGATTGGTGGAACATTTGGAACAGCAAGTACATGTTGGATGTACGTGCCAGTATGTATGCTGGCAAACCTGTTAAGGAATGTAACCGTTGTTACGAACACGAAGCTAAAGGATTGCAAAGTAGTAGACAATGGGCTAATGAAAACTATAGTATGCCCAATCACGGCAATCCAACACATTTAGAATTACGACTTGGCAATCACTGCAACTTAAAGTGTAACAGTTGTTGGAGTGTTAGCAGCGACAACATTTACAAAGAACGTAAGAAAATACTTGCAAACGAAACTGTGCCCAAGTGGTTAGACGACCAATGGCAGCATGAGATTCGCAGTGTAGAAGCACACGACTGGGCATGGTACGAAACACAGGAGTTCCGCGACTTTGTAGATCAAGTTGCACCTACGCTAGAACGATTATATATGACAGGCGGCGAGCCTACACTGATACAAGCAAATCAATATGTGTTGGACAAACTAGTCGAAGCAGGCAATCGCAAGTGTCACGTGGCGTGGACCACTAACATGACAACATGGCCTGAAGGATTTTATGACAAACTGGATTTCTTTGACACTAGTGAAATACAGATGAGTATCGACGGCTATGGCGATCACAATATGTATATACGCTATCCAACAGATTGGAACAAAGTAGAAGAAAACTTTGACAAAGCAATGAGGTTGCCTGAAAAAGTACAACTAAAGATTTACTTTGTGTATCAAGCATGGAATGTGTTTGATGTTGACAAACTGATAAAATGGTTAGAACAAAAACAAACAAGACGTGTGGACTTTGTTCCTATTTTCTTAGAACATCCTGATCAACTGCATAGTTGTGTTTGGCCTAGAGAACTACAGCATAATATTATTGGAAAACTAATGATGCTGGATACAAAGCTACACCAAGATGCTGTTCAAAGAATCATTAACTACACACAGAATACTAATAAATATTCGGTAGAGAACCTCAAGAGAATGAAACAGTTTATCAGTATTAATGATAGATATCGCAAGTACAAGTTTGCTGATATATTTCCGTTACTAAATGACATATTGGAAACAGAATGCAAGAAATAAAAGCTATTTTACCAGCTAAAGATAAATGGGTAAGTTTGGTGTGGCAAGTCAACGATTGGTGCAACTTTCGTTGTACTTATTGTAGTGAATGGAACTGGGCAGGCCGCAACAAGAATGACAGTGATATTCCATTAATAGTTGATACATTAGAACGTATCATGTTGCACTACAAAGCCAAAGGCTACAAATATTTTAAACTATATTTGAGTGGTGGTGAACCTACTTTTTGGAAAGCGTTGATTCCTGTTGTAGAAAAGTTTAGAGAACATGCAGAATGGCCAGGCAGTTGTGTGGGTATTAATACTAACTTTAGTAAACCACTGAGTTGGTGGAAAGATCATCATCATTTGTTTGAAGATGTAGTTGCTAGTTATCATGCTGAATGGAGCAAAGACGACAAGTACATGGAAGTGTACAAGTTTCTACAAGACAAGAAAAACTATTTGTGTTCACGTATTATGATGCATCACGATCATTTTCAACAGTGTATTGATTTTGGTGATAGGATCAAAGAAGAGTGCGACAACTACATGATTGAGTATGCACCAGTCTATGACGAACTACGTCCTAGCACAGATCCTTACCATTATGACGAACCTTGGCAGATGGAGTTTTTCCAAACCAACAGCACAGTACAACAGCAGAGTATTCCTATAAAGAAAGATCCTAGTTATGCTTGGGCAAAAGTACAATATGAAGATGACACTGTTGAACCTATAGATACAAACGGTATCATTACAAATGGCAAAAACTTCTTTGAAGGTTGGCTGTGTAATATACATGAAAGTTTGCATATACATCCTAATGGAAAAATACAGCAAGCAAGTTGTGGAGTAGGACCAGTTGTTGGAAATATTGTGCAAGGCGAATTCAATACTACAATGAGTGAAGGAGTGTGGTGTCCTAAATCGCATTGTCATTGTGCAGCAGATTTTAACATTAGTAAAGCAAGGCCAGAATATGCAAAACAAATTAGATAAACTACCAAAAAACTTTTGTTACTTTAGTATGCAAGGATACAGTACACACTCGCATGGACGCACTAGACCGTGTTGTTTCAGTAGAGTAGAAACTAATGCATACATGCCAGGAGTTGATGTACATTCTGTGCCTTATTGGAGAGAACATCATAACTGGAATAGTCCTGATCTTGAAGACTTTATTAATGATCCAAAAGCCAAAGAAATACGCAAGCAACTACTAAATGACGAAGTTCCGGAAGGATGTCGTAGTTGTTTTGAACTTGAGGATCAAGGCATACGTAGTTTTAGACAAACATGGAATGAAATATACGAAGATCAAATAGACACTAGTTTAAAACATGTCGACGAAGAAGGTCATTTAGATGCGCAAGCCGTTACATATTTAGATATTAGTTTAGGAAACATTTGTAACCTAAAATGCAGAAGTTGCAATCCGTGGGCAAGCCATAGATGGATAGAAGAAGGTCCTACAGTACCACACACTGATTGGGATGACACAGCATATATGATTGCTAAAATGAGCAGCGACAAGCCTTGGTTTATTAAAGCATTTGCTGAAGGATTTTTTGATGAAGTACTGCCTAATGTCAAAGTTATTAACTTTATAGGTGGCGAGCCATTGGTAGTTGAAGAACACTATGCTTGGTTAGAACACATAGTCGATCAAGGATGGAGTAAAGATATCGAACTTCATTACAATACCAACGGTACAACTATACCCGATAGGCTGTTGGCTATTTGGGACAAGTTTAAAGGTGTTATACTAAGCCTAAGTATAGATGCTATAGGCGATTTAGCATACTATGTTAGACATCCGACTAAATGGAAAATAATAGAAAAGAATACAAAAAAACTAGCTGAGTTTAGCCGTACACGCAAAGGTGTGCTAGTACATACACATGTTACACTTAGTTTGCTAAACTTGCATGACTTGCCTAACTTACTTGATTGGTGTAAACAGCAATACGATACATGGCACTACGAATGGGATTGGGGCAACTACGGATACCAAAACTGTCTGCCACACTTTAACATTGTAGATTTTCCTCGTCATTTGAATATACGCAACTTACCTGAAGATCGCAAAGTGTTGATGAACAAGATGCTGGAAGAGCAACATCAAAAGTTTAAAAATGCCAAACTACCAGACTGGGAGCAATGGGCTGTTGATAATATTATCAACTTGAAAAATATTTTAAATCAGCCGCAAGACGAGACAGATTGGAAACACTTTATTGATAATACCAATGCCAGTGACAAGTTTAGAAAACTTAACATTGTTGAGTATATTCCGTGGATGGAGAAATATTTTTGAAACTAGTAAGTTTTGGTGACGAACTAACTATAACCAAAAAAAACCATGTTGACTTATTAGCAAAGCAACTAGGCATGTCTGTAGTGAACAACGGACTAGAAGATACAAGCAACCAAAGAATATTCAGTGATGTTGTAAAGTTCATATGTGAAAATAATACAAGCGAATATTTTTTCTTAGTTGGATGGACATCGCAACAAAGACAAGACATATTTTGGAAGGATGAGTACTTTACATATCGTCCTGACAAGCGTGTATACAATGACAATAGTATTAATGGTATGCACAGAGGTGATGAAGTGTTGTTTAATCCTATACTAACTTCAGGCCAGTGGTCAACTATGGCACTGTCTCTACAAGAAACATTTGAGTTTCATGATTGTAAATATTTTATGTACAATACACAAGATTGTATTCAGATTAGCGATCATAATGCAAAAAATATTAAAAGTTTAAAAACAACAAACTATCATAATCCGTTGAATAAAAGCAGTAGTATGAAATACTACTTAGAACAACAAAGTCTACAATCGCACACTTGGGCAGATTTTCTTTATCGTAAAATAAATGCAGGAGGTGTACTTTGAAATATCTAGTTGCATTTGGATGTAGTCATACCAATGGTAGTATGTTAGACGGAAGAAACAGTGCTAGTGAATACAATGTGCGCAATGGCTTTCCAGGTATGCTTGCAAAGCGGCATGGATATGAGCTGATTAATATAAGCAAGCCTGGCGGCAGTAATCAACACATATTTCGTACAGTATTAGATTTTATTAACAATCACATGGATAACCAAAACGAATATTTGTTTCTAATAAACTGGACAGGTGCTAATAGAATTGAACTACGCTATCCTGAAAAAAATGATCTGCACAACTATGTACATTACGGAGATCATCTTGACT